CTCCACTTCTGGTCAGTCCAATTTTTTAGACTTTGCTGCGGGGCTTTCACTTCATCTTCTTCAACGTCTGCGCCAGCCTTGCTCGCTGCCCTAATTTACCGGGAGCTTTTGCAGCTTTAGCCAGCTTGCCTGCGGGAATCGGTTTGTCGCCTTTAACACCAAGCTGTGCACGTAAGGCTCCGGGCTTCTTAATGGCTGACTGAATCCACTTACCACCTTTAGCCATGCCACCTTTTTTGTAAACCCCGCGACCTTTAAGAATGTCAGCTTGGGTTACTTCGCCATCTTTATTTAGATCTGGAAACTTGCTAGTCACGGTAACCTCCACCACGCTGCTTGTACTTCATGGCAAGCATCTGAGCTTTACGAGCTGACCACTGCCCCGGCGCACCACCTTTACCACCAGCTTTAATGCTGTTGAACAATGCTTTACGCATTCCCGGTTTGGTGTAATTGCCAGCTTCGTTTACGCGAGACACCTTGCCGCCTTCAGCGTACTGATCAAAGTCAGTGTTATCCCGCCTAGCTTTACGCTTGGCAGTCGGCATTTTTGAGGGCGAAATCGCCCCCATCCCGCGAGAGGGCATCATGTCAGCAAGCCTTACCGCCGTAGTTCATCTTCTTTACTTTACCGCCGTGCATCATGCCGCCTTTAGCCATTTTGATCTGTGTGCCCTTGGTTTTACCCTTGGTAGCAACACCGTCACGGCTAGGAGCAGCAGTCTTAACAGCGCCCATTTTTGATGGGGCTACGCCACCACCCATGCTCATCTTTTTCATCGTAAATTCCTTTCCTACAGATTGAGGGACACCAACTTTCTTTGCAAACTTCGGGTTATGCGCTACGGCTTGCATAAACCTTTCTTGTTTGTCACTTACCGTGGGCATTAAACCATCTTCCCACGGGTTTTACCGCGCATCGCAATGCCATCCGCACGTTTGGAAGCTGAGCCTACTTTACCGCCTGCGGCATATTTATGGACTTTTCCACCGTGCTTTTTGCCAAACTCGTGCCCACCACCAGTAAACTCACGTCCACCGCTAGTTATTGCTTTGGAAAAAGAGCTTAAGAATCCTTCTGGACGTTCAGTAGATCTAGGTTTCTTTTCGGAGGTACTACGTTTTGAACTTTCTTTTTCCTGTCCAAACTCATACCCACCACGAGTAACGCCTTCTTTAAGCGAACTTAAAATGCCAGAAGCTTCTCTAGGTTTATTGGATGACGGTAGTCTAGAAGCTCTAACTTCTAAAGACGCAGATTCAGCTTTTGTTTCTGCTGGTTTAGATTCGGCAGACTTAGGTGCAGCAGGTTTAGACCCCGCCATTTCCGTCGTGTAAGACTTACCATTAAAAGTAAACTTATCTTTACCTGCTTTACGAGCTTCAGCAAAAGCCTCACGAAAACTAGATGGGCGAGTACCACCCATAATTTTTTCACGATCTTCACTTGCGCTACGTTCTCCTTCAGCTCTAGCAGCGATCCCTTCTGAGACTTCTTTAGCTCGTCGCCGCATGTTGTCATAAGCTTCATCGGTTTGTTCTTTAGTAACTCCCTCTCCCAAAGGCATTCTTTTAGCTGTAGGAGCATTAACTAAACTGTCTTCTTCCCCGTTGTAACGCTTACGCGCACCAAATTTAATCGGCTTTTTCATCGTCGGAGTCCTTTTTGCGGCGGATAATTTCATTAAACGGCTTGCCCGTAACCATCTCAGCAATACGCATAAGCGTCCAGACAGCACCAATCAAACCAAACAAGGGCGTAATCACTTGAAGAAACGATCCGATTGTGGCAACCACAGACACGATGTCTGCGGCGTTCTTTACCATCTCGTGTTTATCTTGAGTCATATCAGCACTTCCACGCTCTTAAGGATTTGTTGATACGGCTGTTTGGGTCGTTGGCCGTTTTAGAAGACGTAAGCTTCTTTTTCATGCCTTCCATTCTGGCACAGAACGATTTTTTACGAGGGCCACCCTCTGGCTGCGGGGCTTTGAGTCCGGGCTTCCCCGGATTGGCAGCGTTGTACGAAGCTCTACCCTTGGCGTTCAAACCGCCTTTTGGGTTTTTGCCTTCTTTGCGCTGCCAAGCTGGGGTTTTTGCCATGACATCACCCGCATATCAATGTAACCGCAGTGACATTCGTAACCGCCACGGTTGCAAGATCATTAGTTTTGTACGTTGTACGGATACCTTCTGCTGCCATATACAAGCTGTTAACCTGCGTAGCAGCGGCGGGGGTATCAATCTCAAGCAGCAACGTTGAATCACTCGCACGAGTCACAATAATCGTACCCGCAGAAGCACCTGCCAAGTAATATAAACCTTTGATCCGGGTCATGGGTAACGCCAAACTGCCGCCATACCCAACCGTGATTGCCGCTGCGGTTGCTGCACTTACCGTGATACTTGAAACGGAAGCGAAGTAGTTAGTGCTATAGACCGTCGTATTGTTTGGCCCAGCAACCACTTCAGTAACCACGACCCCACCCACCGTTGTACCTGTGATGGTGAAGTTTTTAGCCGTTTCATTACCCGTGCCGGTGATGGATACTTTGTAACCGTACCCATTAATCCCCGGCGTTGTATTAGCAAGCGTAAGTGCACCAGCACCACTCGGTGTAACCGAAGTCACATAAAAGTTGGCACTCGACTTTATCTTGACTGACCATACATCATATTGCATGGTGCACCTCTAATTAAGACGTTGCAAACGGTGTAGCTACTGTACCTGAACCGTTTACTGTTCCAGTAACCATGTACTTCAATGCGGCAACTGCAACAATCTGCACCCAAGTGCCTGCAACACCACCTGTGGTTGTGCCATTAAAGTTAATGAAATCGTCGTTTGCGCCAGCAGTAAACCCAACAGCCGCGCCCGAAGTATCGGTGTCAATCGACAACACTGAACCGACAAACCGATCTGTGCCGTCAGTACCAATCTTCAGCGAAGACGTGGAGATGGTGGTTGGAACCCAAATGGTGTAAACCACACCTTCGTTATTAGCCGTGTTGGGGTCATTACCGGGGCCAGACGAAGAAGAGTTTGCCGAAGTATTGATGGTAGGCAGCGTAAGCGTGACGTTAGCTGCTAACGAACCACCAACAGAAATAATCCTGCCACCATGATCCACTGGATTCAGCGTGGTGCTAGAAGTAATTTCTACGATGGTAGATGGACCCTGCTGATAAATACCGCCAAGAGAGCGGACCGGTCCTTGGAATGTGGTGCGAGCCATATTGTCCTCACATGCGATGTCGGTGTATTAGTCTGCATGTTGTCAGCCGGGACTGTCTAATACACCGGGCTAACCCCGGAATACACCTAGTATAAATAAAAAAGGGGGTTTTGCAACCCCCTTTTTCCTGCGCCTTCTTAGGCTCCGGGCGAACCGAAGATACCAAGAGGATCAGACACACCAAAGCTATAACGCTCACGGGCTTTGTACCGGACGTTGCCAGTATCAAAATCGCCGTCCATGCTGTTCTGCATGGGGGTGCGAACAAAGTGCTTCAGGCCGTTAGGCACATCGGTAGTCAGGAACCATGCGTTGGTATCGGTCAAATAGTGGTTGACCGTATAGCCTTCGGGGATGGAACCCATCATCTTCAGTGCGTTAACGTCGTTGTCAGCAGTCGCCACACGAAGCTCAGTTTGCAGCAAACGAGTTGCCGTAAACATAAGGTTCGGAGGAACAACCAACTTGCGGGGCTTTGCAGCGATCAGCAACCCACGTTCATCAGTCCACGCAGCGATTTGAATCACTGCATTTTCCAACGAAGTTTCGTTGAGATCCGAGTTAGTTGCGGGACGGTTGCTGTTAACACCACCAGAAACCAGCGGATGCGAAGTCGAGAACAAAGGCTGACCGTCACCATAGGTAACGCTTGAGCTAAAGCCGTTGTTCAGAACTGCTGCTCCCTTCACCTCTTTGGTGTAGTACATCGCACGAGCAAGTGCCTTGGTGTAACGAGCAGACAAGCTGTCGTACAGGTTATCCTCAATCGCTTCTTCAGTGATCGAGAATCCAAGTGCAATGGTTTCGTGCGTATAGCGAGCAGTCCAAGCTTCCTGCGCGTTGTCATAACTTATTGCAGAACCCTCGTTTTTGACAGGGGCTGCGCTAAATCCTGACAGCTTGGTTTCTTCCTCGAAAGAACGCTCGGAAGTCTCTGTTTCGTAGATTTCCTTGTGCTCTTCGCCATACTTCGCATACTCCAGACCGAACAATGCGTTCAGGCCGGGGAGAAGCTCTTTCAGTAGTTGTGCGCGTGAAATAGCCATTTATATTCCCCTTCCTTACACGCCAGTTGGGTTGAGATACTGATGTCCACCAGCAACTGTCTGTCCTGTTACGTTCGGTGCGTTGAACTTAACAATAAACTCACAGAAATTGCCGCTAGAGTTAGCAGTATCAGGAACCACATCAATGATACGAATTGGCAATGTAGCAGTGGTCGTACCGCCAGCAGCACTATAAATGCCAATGGTGGAATCGCCAGATTGCGCGTTACTATTTGTACCGTCATATGTGGTGTTTTGCACGATTTGAGCATTACTACCAATCATCGTGCGGCCCAAGAAAGCCACAGATAGACCAGAAGATGTGTCATTTGCCGTTGTGCCAGCGACCAAAACAGCTTTAAAGAGCTGGTCAGGATCATCAGCAACATAAGCATAAATCGTCGATCCGCTTACAACTGACAGGCTGGCAGGGTAATACTGCGACCAAACAGGCTGTTTTGTTGATGCGTTAA